GAGCGATTTGCAAAAAGTTTTGATTTTATGCCTTGCCTTTTATGGCGGGTGCCTTATTATTACATTGTTCTGAGAGTTTAACCCCTTTTTTTGGAGAATAACATGAGTGGAAGAATCGAAGAGATCTTAGAAATACGTGACGCTTTCCTTCACGCTGTGAGGGATACTTGTAAGTTCGCTTCTAAGTCAAACGTTAGCTATCATATACGTGGAGATTTCCTCTACCTTGCGTTTGGGCCTAAGAGTGGTCTCGAGCGTAACAAGATAGATGATGTCCAAGTTGCAGTTGCAGATGGCCTAGAGCGTAAGGTTTATTGTGACCCACATGAGACGCCCGGCTTTGTTGCCATCTACAGAGTTCAGTTACTAAACAAATCTTTTGACAGGGAGTAAAAAATGAGTAAGCAAAATCCAGATCACTATAAGTTACCCGGCGGTGTCCAGTTGATTGACGTCACCAAGCACTGCAGTTTCCCAGTTGGCAATGCTATGAAATATATTTTCAGAGCGGGCCGTAAGCCCGGAGAGAGCTCGCTTGACGACCTCCTGAAGGCTAAGTGGTTTGTTGACCTGATGATCCAAGAGGCTATCGACGATAAGGCCAAGAGGATCATTAGTGCTGACAAGCAGGCAGAGGAGTGTCAGGCTGCAGGGCGTCCACTCAAGCCTTGCGGCGACTGCCCGGCTTCCGGGTCATGTATGGTCGAGAAAGTGGCACAGCAGCCGCCTGAGAGCCCATACGAGGCAGATGATCAGATACAGCTTCACAGCAGTGTCACAGAAGTACCTGAAGCAATTACTCGTGCCGGTGTACGGCGAAAGATCTTGTAGCAATGTCTGATCAGAGAGAATATGCCGCTTGGTCGCGGGGGTATAAATATGCCTCCGTCCTTGCGGCCAAGATGGGGCGAGTAGCCTCAGCACCCATCAATCTGGAGCCTACGTTTATTTGGATGTGGAAGCTCCAGCAGTTTGGAGATGATGACTTTGCCCGTGATTCGTTCATCAGGGGCTATAGAGATTACCATAAACAACATCGGAGCAAAGGATGAGGAGCTTAATTTATGATTGTATCGTGGTTTTGGCCATTTTTGTTGGTATCGTGTTTGGCTTGTGTGGTCGGTATCTTGATCGACGTTGTGATCACTGCAAGGAAATAACGTACTACATACCGATGGGCAGCACTGAGATTGTACCGGCCAAGGAGTCTATCCTCGACCGCGTACTTGATGACTGGAGACACGGTGGTGTGTACCACTGGGATTGTATGCCTTTACACGATTTTAGGGGGTGTCATTGTGGCAGCTAACACTAAAGATACTGTGATTACTGGAGAGCTAGCAGATTCGCTGGTTGACTGGGCGTTCATCTGGGGGTGCGATGACGGACTCATTGAGAGTCGTAGTCAGATCTGCCACCACCGGGTTACCAGAGTCTGGGACAATAACTATCGAGTCAGTTTGTACACCAAGCACCTGCCTGAGGGCAATTTCATAGTGCCTGAGTACACGATTGCTGCTAGTTACCTGATTCGCAGGGTCCACGACAATGGATTCGTAAATGTCACAAAAAGGCCAAATTCGGCCCTAAATGACTAAAGAGTGCTGCAAGGGTGAGCCGATACGTAATACTATCGGCTTAACCTTAGCAGATATTGCCCCCTGTGTGTTATACTTAGGGCATAACATAAGGAGACACAAATGGCACCTAAACCCAAAAGGCAAGAAATAGCCGCAGTAGACGGCACACATCAAAACAATCCAAACAGAAAAAAAGCCATAGTACCAACTAGATCAGAGCGACCTGACCCAAGCTTACTAATTCAGGGCGACGAACTAGCCTTGGCAATATGGCACGAGACATGCGACCAGCTTTCATTCATGGGCTTTTTAACGCTCGAGGATAAGCCAATCCTAGAATCATATACTTTGAACTACGCATTATTACTCAGGTGTATTCAAAGCCTAGTGAAAGATGGTGACACGGACGTTACGAGAGAGGGAGGGACCAGAGCTTCTGGTCATGCTACGAACTACCAGCGATACATGCAGACTCACATTAAACTACTATCTGAACTTGGTCTGACTCCATCGGCTAGAGTTAAGCTAGCACCTCCTGAATCTCGGACATCACAAGAAGACAATCCCGTTGGCGATTTGCTAAAAAAGCTCGCTGGCGGATAAACAAAACTGCCTTTGGTAGTTTATCTCCTCTAGCACCTATGGGTCTGTTCTCCGCCCATGGGTGCTTTATTACGTTAGGACAAACATAAAATGAGCCAATGGCAAGACCCAATCGAGTCGATGAACGACTACCTGAGTGATATATCCTCAGGGAAGATCCGTTCATGCGAAGCGATTATGGGTGCTGTCAAGCGGCATTTCCGTGACCTTGAGAACGAGAGGACAGATGACTTCCCTTATTACTTTGATGAAGAACACGCTCGCAATGTGTGTAGCTTTTTTCCGACTATTATGCGTCATAGTATCGGGAAACATGCCGGTCAGCCATTCGTGCTGCAACCGTGGCAAAACTTCGCGGTAGCAAGCATCTTCGGCTGGAGGCATATGGACACGGACCTGAGGAGGTACAGTAAGGCATATATCAGCGTTGCCCGTAAGAACGGTAAGTCAACGCTAGCTGCTGCTATCTGCACGTACTGTGCGGGCTTCGACTACAACCCAGTCGCTGGTGGCTTTGAGAACGTCGCACAGGTCGTTCTGGCGGCCTCCAAGAAGGAACAGGCCGAAAGGGTCACGATGGCTGAGTGCAAGCGTATGCGGCAGCAGAGCGAGCTCCTGAAGGAGATGAGCGAAGACAAGAACAGACAAATCACTTTTGGTCACAACCATGGCCACATCATTACAGTGGGATCAGATAAAGCCTTCGATGGACTGAACCCCTCTGTAGTTCAAATCGACGAACTCCACGCATTCCGCAGTAGCGGCAATCAGATGGAGTTTATCAATACTATGAAGACCGGTTCGGGTGCTCGAGTACAGCCCCTGTTTCTGGTTACAACTACGGCTGGATCTACCGCAAGTGAGGTGTGGAAGGCCGAATGGAAATATGCTACCGGCGTAGCCAAGGATGAGTTTAAGGATGAGTCATACTTCTGCCTATCCTATGAGGTAGATGAGGACGATGACCCACTTGACCCAGAGAACTGGATCAAGGCTAACCCATGCCTTGGCGTTACGCTTACAGACGAATACCTAGAGGACCAAGCCAAGCCTGCTAGACAGGACGCTGTGGCCCTCAATAGGTTCACAAGGTATCACGGCAACTACTTAGTTAGTAACCTTGACGCCGCTTTCAACATGGACTTATGGGACGCCTGCGAGGGAACCCTAAGCGACTGGAGAGATGCGGACGCTCTTGGCTGTGGCATTGACCTTGGATCGAGAGACGACCTCGCGGCTGTCTCGATTGTTTCCCGCTGGGAGACAGATGATTACACAGAAGACGAGGACGGCAATCGCACACCTATCTACAGGTACGAGGGCCGTGTTTGGTCATATATCGCGAAAGATTCGCTTCGCGATCTATCTGCCAAGCCATTCTGTGACTTCATCGACAATGGGCTGCTCGTTCAGTCCAAGTACCCTCTGTCAGAGCTCGAGAGAGACGCCGCACGGTACTGTAGAGAGTATGGGTGTTATCAAGTGTCTATTGACCCGTATCAGGCTCAGAAGACCGGAGAGAACCTAGAACAGGAAGGTTTGGAAGTAGTGTCGATGGCACAGTCAACCAGATACTTCAACGAGCCAATCGGTGAGCTCAGGGCTTGCATTGCTGACGGTCGTTTCCGTCACGATGGTGATGAGCTACTTCGCTGGGCGATGAACAATGCAGTGCTTGTCACTGATCGTCAGGACCGAGTGATGTACGCGAAGAATGAGTCTGAAGAGAAGATTGACCCCTGTGTTGCGATGACAATGGCCTTCGCGAGAGCGATGGTTGCACCTTCCAAGGCAGATGGATACTTTACCTATTAGGAACCAATTATGTTTAAGAGTAAGATCGGGACGATGTTTAACCAAACAACGTCCAACCTAAAGAACCCGGCGGCTTGGCTGCTTCAGTCACTTGGGCTGAGCAATCAAAGCACGTCCGGCATTAACGTTAACATTAACACAGTGCTAAGCATACCAGAAGTATGGATGGCCGTGAGCAAGATCTCCGGTCACTTAGCACAGATGCCCGTTGAGTGCCGCAAGTTCGATGAGGATGAGCAGGGCCACTTGTACTCGTCTCGCGTCAGTCAAGACGCTGGAGAGCGTGCAATCGCCAACCCTAGCGAGTTCTTCACGAAGGCCACCTTGATAGAGAAGTGGGTAGTTGATGCCCTGCTCTATGGCAACGGGCGACTGTACATTGAGAGAGGTGCCAACGGTCAGCCAAAGGCTCTCTATCCTATCCAAGCTGAGAACGCAACTACGGTTGTAGCTTACGGCGAAAGATGGCACACCATAACCATCGACAGTGGATCAGAGATTGGCTCACTCAAGGCGGTCAACAAGGATCGGTCAACCATGTACAAGATCCCAGACCGTGACGTCCTCTATCTGATGGGCCTGAGCCGCAACGGTTGGTGGGGTGAGAATCCTATCGACATCCTGCGGGACAACTTCGGCCTCAGCATTGCCGGTCAGGAAGCCTCAGGTGCTACCTTCCGCAACGCTGGACGACCCGGCTTGTTACTCGAGGCTCCACGTGGTGCATTCCGTACCGCCAAGGAAGCTTCTGAGTTCATGGACCAGTTTAACTCCGCCCACGAGGGTCTGGACAAGGCTGGGAAGACCGGGATGCTCAGAGAGGGCATGAAGGCACAGGTTTTACCTAACGACACGAATACTTCTGGCTACGTTCAGCAGCGTCAGTTCCAGCGTGAGTCTACCGCGATGGTCTTCCTTCTGGAGAGCGTCTTCGGTGACAACACTGGGTCTACCTACAAGAGCGTGACAGAGCGTAACGCCGCATACGTAACGAACTGCTTGGGCCGCTGGATCAACAAGATCGAGGGCGAGCTTGACCACAAGTTACTATCGGCAAGACAGAAAGCTTCTGGTTCATTCTGTTACAAGATGGACACTAGCTGCCTGTTCAGACACGACAAGCTTTCCATGGCTCAGTACACCGCTAACCTTCGCCAGCAGATGATGATCAATGGCAATGAGGTTCGCGAGATGCACGGCCTACCTCCTGTTCCAGACCTTAACGACGACTACAACTTCAACGCTAAGGCACAAGAGCAGCAGATGGAGAAGCAACACGAGCACGGGCTGGAGATGCAAGAAAAGCAGCACCAGCAAGAGCAAGAGTCTTCTGACAACGGGTCAGAGGAAAAACAAAGACCTGAGCAAGAAGATAGGACTCAAGAATAATGAAGTTTGAGCACAGTAAAGAAAATGGCACCATCACCTTCCGTGGTGGTGTCGGTGACTATGACGACTACATTTCTGCCGACGCATTTATCAGTGCATTGGATGAGATGGATGGCGACATCACGATCAACTTGGATTCGTCCGGTGGATCGGTAACTGACGGGCTGAGCATTCACAATGCTATCCGCCAGTATGATCGCGGAGTCGTAAACGTTCATATTGACGCAATGTGTGCAAGTATCGCCACGGTGATTGCTTGCAGTGCCACAGGAAAAATCATTATGAACTCCAACGCTAAGTACATGATACATAGAGCTTGGACGGCAGCTATGGGAAACTGCAAAGATTTCCGAAGCATGGCTGACATCATGGAGCTCATGGACATGGATATTGCAGAAACATATCAGGCACGAGCTGGCGGAGACGTCGATGAGTGGCTGGCTATGATGGACGCAGAAACATG